TACACGTCTCTTACGTTTCTTGACAACTGGCTTTTCTGGTTGTGGTGCTGGAACTGGACGTTCAATTACAACTGGTTCTGGATTCATAATTTCGTCAATTACATCTTCCAAAGCTTCGTCTAATCTTTCCAATCCAATCATACCATAACGATAGAAAATATCTTCCATCTTAACCTTCATATCTTCAATCAAAGAATATGCTTCTGTCAACTGACGTGGCATCTTTGGTTTAGGAGGTTCAACAGGCTTTGGAGGAGCTTGTCTTACTGCTGGATGACGATATGTTTCATCATCTTCATACAAAGGATATTTCTTTTGTATTGGACGTGGACGTGGTTTCACAGGAGGCAAATCATATTCCTGTGCAGTATGGATAGAAGGCTGTGTTTCAGTCTTCTTTCCATGAATAAAGTCATAAAAGTCTTGATGATCTTTTGAATTAATATTGCTCATAGTTACCTTTTTAATCATAGTCTATTTATATTAATTTGGTTTGCACCTTGTCAATTAGACCGATTTTCTTGGCTTCATTTGCTGACATATAATTATCATATTCAATCATTTTCTTAAGTTCTTCAAGATTCTTTCCTGTCTGTTTCTTGAAAATCTTATTCATAGCGTCTGTCCAATTCTGAACTTCTCTATGGACAATTTCAATATCTTTCAGCTTACCACCAAACAAATCAATTCCTGCCTGATGGACCATGATACGTGATGATGGGAATGCATATCTACAACCCTTTGTACCACTTGCCAAAATTACTGACGCCATTGATGAACATGATCCACAACAAACTGTGTTGACTTGTACACCAAATTTTTTGATTTCTTCAATTGCATCTACGACTGCAAAACCTGCTTCACATCCACCACCTGGTGATGACAAATAAATTGTGATAGGGTCTTTACAATCTGTTTGTGTTCTATAGAAAGACAATCTCTGAATAATACGAATAGCAATATCCCAATCAATGGTACCTACTACCCACATTGTTCTTTTGATTTCAAAGTAATTTTGTCTTACTTGTTCAAAATAATTACCCATATTACCCAAATCTACAGTCTGTCCACCTTCATCTTGTTCTGGTGCCTGTTCTGTTTCTTGAGTTGGTACTTCTACTTCAGATTCTTCTTCTAATGACATCTATATATCCCATTCTCTCTTTATTAATTTGTTTACGCTTAATACCGCTTCCATCAATTTCATTATCAAATTGGTAATGGATTTTATCAGCCATAATCAATGGTGATCCATACTGAATAACAGCTTCAATATTACAATACTTCACTACATGATATTTCTTGATTACACGATTAAATCTACATTCAATAGTATCTTCAGTTCTGTTTAATACTGTATATGAATTATTGTTTTTATCATGATATGTTTTATTTACTTCAAACTTAATCATTACATCTTCTCTTTATTTAAGATTTTATTGATTGAATCATAGACCTTTTCTCTCTTTTCAAAAAGCTCTCTGATTTCTTCTTCGTTCAAGTCACTAAAATTCTTGATAAACATTCTTGCATACTCATTAAAATTCATATATACGTCTTCAATGACTGATGCAAAAACCATTTTTGCTGCGTTATGTGTTGTCACTTGCTTGTTGTTTACTTCTATAATCATTTACAAATTCCCTAAGTTTGTCACTAAAATTTTCTTTATCTGTAAAATTATGTGGTAATAACAACAATACCTTTTCTGTCCAATCTTCCAATGAAGTAGTTTCTTGTAGATTCATTTCCAAATTCATTGCTGTTCGACCTAATTCCAATACAGCTTGCATCTTATTAGGGTCATTTAAAATTTCCAGCATTGTTTGTTTTTCATCTAACTTTGAAACATTGATTTTATCGAAGTTTGGTGATTTCCAATTATGCTTTTTCTTCGCCATTATTTCTTGCCTTCATTCTTTCGTTTGCGGCTTGTGCGGCTTTATTCAATAAATCACGCTGTTTTTCTAAGTATTCCTTATACTTATTTTCGCCTGCTTCTTGATCTTTATTCATCATTTCTTCAAATGCATCTAATTGATTAAACATTTCTTTAAAATTAGACATTTGCTGTTCGTCATGATTACAAATTCTTGCAGCAGTCTTCATATCTTCGACTTGTTCTAATACCTTACCAAATTGACCAAATGCAGATTCACCGAAAGTCTTCTTATAGAATTCATCTTCCTGCACCATGTTTTCTGGGTTATTGATATTAGCTTCTTTCATGGATTGATATTCAGTCAAGATAGCATTTAATACATTCTGATATACTCCATCACTTACTGGATGACAATACTTCATTGCTTTCTTGTTATGAATATTCTTAGGAAATACGACATAAAACTTTTCATTCTTCTTATAAAGTTTTAGTCCTGTTATGATAAATGCATTATCAATAGTAAATTGACAAATTGCTAAACAGTCAAATTTTCCATTCTTTAATGGCATTACAGATACGTTAGTTATTTCCATATAAGTTCTCCTTTTAGTAATATAATAAAAATAGTTATTTTTGTAAATAGTTATTTACGAAAAATTAGTCTACAATTTCTATGCCTTCTAATGTTTGTGCATACAAATATAGATTATTTAAATCATAATCAAATAATTCCTTATCGATTATGCCTTCATTATTTATAATTGACAAAATATGCTTGAACATTCTCTGAACTTCTGGACGTTCCTCAAAGTCAATGAATTTCTGCATATATTCTTTTACTAATGTTGGAACATGGAATGGAAATTCTGGAATCAAAGTCCAATTTTTTTGATCTAAGAAATTGTATGTAAAATCTTCAAGATACCAAACTGCCTTTTCCAAATCTTCCTTTGGCTTCTTCTTAAACATGTATCTTGACATATACTTCCATGCATTTCCTAAATCACATCCAAGATAACGTGTGACTTCAATAGTCTGAATACCACACTTATTTTTGTTATACTGTTTTGGTTTATTCACTGGATCAAATTGTTCACTCATAGTGTAGTTTCCTTCTTATTTAGTGTTTCTAGAATCTTATGTTCTAAGTCTTTCTTTAGTTGTATTTGCTTTTGAATTTTATCATTCTTTCTTGCTTCTTCATCTTTTTCTCTACGAATTCTTAGAGCTTCAGCAATTCTGAATGGTAAAAATACACATAAAAAATATCCAAATGCTATACCAACAATTGGACCAACTGTTTTCAATACGGTAAATAGAAGTTTCTGTGCTGCAACTCCATAAACTCCAAAACCGATTAAAACAAGAGAAAAGACAATTGCGGCTGCAATGCCAGCAATTATCTTTTTATTTTTAAATATTGAAAAAACTTTCATTAAATGCCTTCAGTATCATCTAGGACCATTGTGCATTCTACACCAGGTACCCAGTAATAAGTCTGCTTTTCACCATCTTTAACAATTTCATATTCTTCCATTACACCTTGGTTAATCAATGTTCTGTCACCAACTTTAATTTGTAATGGAATTAACTTATCATTTGGCATAAAGTATGCACCTTTACCGACTGCAACTACTTCACAATAACAATATCCCATATTACCAAATGATGGAATGAAAATGCTTCCTGCTACTTTGTCGTTAATCTTCTTAACTAAAACGTTTGCGCCTTGTACTCTCATTAGACTGTTTCTCCATCTTCTAGAATTATACGACAATCCTGTGCAGCAACTAGATATTCATCTTCAGCAGGCTTTTCACCGTTATAACGTAAATTGATTTTTGCTAATACAGAGTTGTTAATCAATACTCGATCACCAACTTTTACTTCAGGTTCAATATATTTTCCGGTATATGGATTATAGCGACCTGGTCCAACATGTAGGACTTCACAAAGTGAGTTTCCAATCTTCTGTCCAATGTCTGCTACGAAAATACCGCCAGCAGTCTTATTTGAACATTTCTTCACAATAATTTTATCATCAGTTAGTTTCATTTTTTCTCCTAATAAAAAAGAAGACAATAGTTTTTCTATTGTCTTCGAAAATAAAGTTAAAACCTCTAGTACAAACTTAATAAACTTTATTTAACTCAAATCAACAATAGAGGTACAAGCTTAACTTATTTATAACTAATCTAATTCATCGACCTTTCCGTCCTTAGTCCAAATTGGCTTCCAACCGGCCTTACGAACGAAAACATCAATCTTTTCAACATACTTTTTATTCTTGTATGTTTCCATCAATTCATCGGTATATACGATATGCTGAAATGGTTCTCCAAATGGCTTACCGTTTTCATCACAATGATAACTAGTTACGCGATAAACGTTCATTCTTCACTCCTTGTTATATGTTCAACGTTTACAAGTACAAATATAATAAAACAGAGAGGTTTGTAAACCCCTCTGTTATAAAAATGATTCTAATTTTTTAACATGCTGCAGCCAAACGTTTCCAGTGTTCAAGACCTGCGTGACGTAGTTGATAAATCTTGATGTAAGTACGGAAATTCAATTCTTTTTCCATACCACCCAAAATTTGTTTATATTCATCAGAAACCATGAAATCAAAGACTTCTTTCTTAATAGCTTCGTCTGTAATATCCTTATTTTCTCCGTTCTTTGCAAGAGCCTTATAAATCTTAATACTTGGCAAACATGTCTTAATTCTATTGATTACATCTTCTGCTTTCAAATTAATATCAATTGTCAAACATCTTGTTGGCAATGCTCTATCCTTCTTATAAATGTCATCATAAGTTAAGTTTGAAATGAAGATTACTGCACCATTGAATTCGAAATAACTTGGAATAGGATTCTTGACACCTGATGCAACTGCTGTTGCCAAAGTAGTTTCAATTTCTTGTCTAGTCATACCAAATGTATCGACTGTGTTTGCGTTATCCCATGATACTTCTCTATTTTCACCAGAATCCAAAACACCCTTCAAAATGTTAATACCATCCTTACTATCGAATACTGAGTCACAGTCATCGAATACACAAATCTGATTATAGTGTGTATATAAGAACTTATACATCTTAATAGGTGTACACTTACCCTTCATGATAACGTAATCTTCACCCTTTGTACCATACTTAGCCAAAACCTGATTTACGTTATATGATTTACCAATACCACCTTGACCAGTAATCAATAATGCTGGAGAATAACCTGTTGCAACCATCTGTGTATATTCATTTAAGTTTTCAAATACAACATCTGGATCAGAATACTTTGTCTTTGCTAATGTTTCATTTGCTTTCTTTACACATTCTGGTGGTGCAACTTTTTCTGGTTTACCTGGTTCAACTACAACCTTCTTACCACCTTTCTTCTTAGGTTCTTCAGGTTCAGATTCAACTCCTAATACTTGGTCAACCTTTGCTTGAATTTGTTTTTTATTATAAGTATTACCATTCTGTTTCAATACAGATTGAATTTGGTCAACTGTCCAATCTGATGCAACATCCTTAATAAAATCTGCTGGAGATGCCCATTCATTATCTTCATACTTAATTGCTTTTTCTACAATAAAAGATTCATATATTTCATCAGATGTTTCTGATTCTGTTGTAATTGCTCT